AGCAGCAACGCCTGCGCTGGCGCAAACACGACGGTGCCGGTGGTCGGCAACACGCCGCCGGTCCAGCCATTCTCGTCGAACGACAGCTTCGCCGAGAAGCGCGGGCTGCGCACGATCCCGGCGCGGTAATCCTGCCCCCATGCCGCAGCGGCGCCGTACCGCCGCCGCCCAGACGCACGGCTTGGACGGCCCCGGTCGCGGGGTTGCGCGGGCTCGCGTCGATCAGCGTGCGGACGCTCACAGCACCGCATTCCGTTGAGTGACGAACGACGTCCGACCACCTCCGCCGCCCATCGCCGCGGCTTGGGCCGGATTGTTCGCGATCCGGTTCAGGATCGTCTTGATCTCGGCGAGCTGGTCGTTGGTTTCGTCGGCAAGCTGGTTGCCCTTCTTCAGCTCTTCGTTGGTCGATTGCGCCAGGTCAGCCTGGGCCTTCACGCGCTCATTCTCCAGCGCGATGATGCGCTCAGCCGAGGCGCGCGAGCTGTTCAGGTCCGACGCATATTCGGGGCCTGCGGTGCCGAAGGCGTTGCGGCTGATGTCGAGCAGCTGGCGGCGCAGATCCGCGACCTGCTGCGCGGCCCCATCCTTGCCGGCAGTCGCATCGGCCTCGGCCTTCGCGATCTCTCCCAGCACCTTGTCGCGCTGCTCGGACAGCGAGCCTTCGAATAGGTTGCCGAACGACAGATCCTTCAGCAACGCCTGGAGCGGGCCGGTGCGCTCGGCCAGCACCTGCTCGAAGGCGGCCTTGCGATCCTTCGCGTTCTGCTCTTCCAGCTTGACCAGGTCGAAGCCGTATTTCTTCGCGATACGATTCCGCTCGGCGATCTGGGCTTCGAGATCCTTGAACGTCTTGCCGATCGCGCCGTCGATGCCCTGCAGCAGCGTTTCGAGCTGCTGCACGTTCAGTGCTTCCTTGATCGCCTTGTCGAGATCCGGGTTGGATCGGAGCGCCTGGGCGACCTTCGGCGAAAGCCCCTGAATTGCGCCGTCGGCAAGTGCGTCCGCGATCGCGAACGCGATGGCGCCCCCTTCGTCCTGGCCGAAATCGACCGCGCCCTTCTTTGTCTTGGTGATACCACTGCCGCTCGTATCGACGCGGAGGTTCTTGTCGCGCACGCCGATCGACACGGCGAAGTTGCCGAGCGTGCCGCCAAGCGTGTCGGCGATCTGCTGTAGCCCGCCCTGAACGGACGTGGCGAGGCCCGACGCCGCCTGGCGCAACCCAGCATTGTTGCCGGCAACTGCCGCCTTCTCGTCGACGCTGGTAATGGTGGCGGAGGCGCGCGGCGTGGATTTGATAAGCCCGCCGATCACAGAGCCGGCGATCGACCCGATAATATCCGCGCCTGGAATACCGGTCAGGCTTCCAAGGGCACCACCAATTTTACCTCCCATGGTGGACCCTTTAATGCCGAGCGCGTCAGTGACGCCCTTCCCGACCTGGCCGCCGATCTGCGCGGCGCCGAAGGCTTGCCCTAGCGTCTTGCTGAAGCCCTCCGAGAAGATGCCCTTCTCGCCGAAGACGCGATCGAAGGCCTTGTCGATGCCCTGGGTAAACTGCGTGTTCGCTTTCTCGAAGCCGGCCAGGAAGCCGCCGCCCGTGCCAGGCTTGGCGCCGCGCTCAGCCTCGGGGGTCGCGTACCACTCACGGATCTCTTGAGGGCTTGGCTGGCGGCCGAGGAGGAACGAGCTGACGCCTGGCAACCCGGTGATTCCGCCGGCTCCGCCCCGATCCAACCCCATGCCGAACGTGCTGCCAAGGCCGGTCCCAGAGCGGCCACGGTCCAGATCCTGCAGGATCGTCCGCAATAGGTTGCCGGCCCTGCCGCCGATGACATCGGCGATGGCGGTCGCCGCTTCGGTGCCGTGGGTTCTGAACGTCCGGGCGGCCGACTTCATGCCGGAGTCCATTCGTTTGTCGATGCTGTCGACGACATTCTTCATGTCATCGTTCCAGTCGCCGACCAGCGCCTTCTGCCGCTTGGCGCGCTCCTCGTCGGCCTCCTTTTGGGCTTCGGCGGCCGCGCGCATCGTGTAGTCGAACGCTTGGTCGGGAGTGATCTTGCCCGCGTCCTGGAGCTTCGCGATGTCCGACAGTGTCTCGGCATAACGTCGCGCGACGTCGGCGACGGGATCAAAGCGGCGCTGGACCTGTTCGAGCGTCGACTGCAGCTCGCGCGTCGCGCGGTCCGCCTCGCGCGTCGCCTTTGCCGCGTCGCGCAGCTCCTGATTGTGCGATCGCTGAGATTGACGGGCCGCATCGACGGCGGCGCGGGCCGACGTCACCCCCTGTTCGGCCTCTCCTACGCGTCGGCTATATTCGGCCTGGTCGATCGTGCCGGCCTTCAGGTCCGCGCGGGCCTGGGCTCGCACCGTGTTCAAATGTGCCTGGGCACGCGAGAGCTGGCCGGACGCGGCCGCTTCGCGCGCCTGAGCATCGGCCAGCGTCGTCGACACGGTCGAATGGCCGCGGGCGGCGTCGGTCGCGGCCTCATACTGCCGGGTCAGCTCGGTATATCGAACCCGATACCGCTCACCGGTGATCTCGCCCTTTTCGAGCTGGCGATTGAGCAGGTCGACCTGGCGCTGATAGCGGCCAGTGGCGGCCGCGGCCGGGTCCAGGGATTCGCGCACCAGCTGCTGAGTGATGCGCGCCTGGGCACGAACCGCGTTTTCGCGCGCCTTGCCGACAGCGGCTTCGTTGGCAACTCGGTCAGCTTCGAGCTGCGCGAGCGCTCTATCCGCGAAAGAGGCTTCGACGCCGGGAATGCGACTGCCGGTCGGGTCCAGCCGATCGGCGAGCTGCGCCTCGGCGAGCCGCTGCTTCTGCAAATCGATCTGGGCGGCGATTTCCTTGCGGATGTTCAGCGCCTTTTCGAGGTGCGCTTCGGCGGTCGCCTGGGTGATGAACAGCTCGCGCTGCTGAGTGGTGATTGAGTCCTTCGTCCGGGCGTTCAGATCGTCGATCGCCTTGTACAGCTCCTCGACCGCTTCTTTCTTCTGCAGGGCAGCGTCGCCCGCGCCGAGCAGCGCGAGGGCCAAGAGCCCGACGCCGCTGACGGCGAGATTGATTGCCGCGCCCCATGGTCCCTGCATGAATGCGGCCGCAGCGCCGGCCTTGCCCGTCGATCCGAGATTCTCAGTAATGCTCTGGCCGAGATCGGTGGTCTGCGAGATCAGCTCGGAAACGGGTGCCGAGCCAGACAGGAACGAATCGAACAGTCGCTTCGCAGAGCCGCCGAGCTGGTCGAACTTTCCGCTGCTGCTGCTGCTCTGACGATCGACGTCGTTCAGATCCTTAGTGAGGCGGCGCGCGCCGTCCGAGGCCTGCTTCTCCGACTTGGCGAGATCCTCGTTCGCATCGGAGAGTGACTGCGCCTGGCGCGCGGCGCCCTGGGCGGCCGATCCCGCGCCCGACGTCGACGAGCCGAGCTTGCCGGCCTGCGCCGCGGCCTCCTTTTGCGCGTTCGTGAGGTCCTGAAACTCCTTGGTCGACAGCTGGAGCTGCCCGACCAGGCCATCATCCTTCCCGCTCAGCCGGACCTGAACTACAAGATCCGTCATCGTTCGGCCGACGCGACGATTGCCGCGTCCTCCATGATGCGCAAATCGGTGAACAGCCTCGGCGTCATTTCAAGCCCCAAATTCTCGGCCGTCGGCTTGATCGCCTCGTAAATCAGCCCCAGCCGCACACCGACCGTCGGGTGCCACCGCCACTGCGTGCCGAGCGACATGAACAGCGCGACGGCATCGACTTCATCGGGCCCGATCTCGACCTGAAGCTGCGCCGGACGCCGCGTCAGATGGGCTTCGACCTGAGCCGCAAACGGATCATCGTCGGCCACCTTTTCGCCGCCGCGCCCCTTGGCCCAGGCGTGCGCGACGGCCCTCAGTTTCCCGCCCGCACCTCCGCTCGGCCACGGAGGCAATCACGATAGGCTGCGGTGGCCGCATCCGACGCGCCGTTGACCTTCATCAACCGGACCAGGGCTTCGGGTGAGAAGGCCAGCGTCTCGCCATTGGCGGCAGCGACCCCACGCCAATCGAGGACGACACGGCCAAGAAAGGCCGCGTAGATCTCGGACGGCTGCGGATCGCTCTCAGCCCTCGTGCCGGCGACGATCGCAGCGCGCAGCTCCGCGACCTTCTGGTCGGTCTTCACCGCCTCGGCGAGGAATGCGACATTGGCGTCGGCATCCAGCAGCCGAAACTGCATCTCGATCCTGTTCTCGACGACGGTGCCGTCCTCGGACACGCCCGGCCAGGTCACCGGCCACCAGGCGCGCGCTTCGTCTACCAGCTTGAACATGCCTGCGCCCCCTTACTTGACGGTCCAGACCAGGTCGTCCTGGCCGACGCTGACGTTGGCGCGGTAGCCGATCTGATACATCAGATCGTCACCGGCATCCTGCTCCTCGATCGAGGTCAGCTGGCAATGCGCCATGTCGAGCTGGACGATGTTGCCCGCGGCCAGGCCGTGGATCAGCTGGATCGGCAGATCCCCGCCGGTGCGCAGCTTGGTGAAATAGTCCTTCTCGGACCCGGCCTTGGGCGCCTTAATGACGATCTGGCCCGTGATCGCATGATTGCCGCGGCGCACCGAGTTCTCGCCGACCAGGTTCACGATCGCGGGCTGCGCGCCGATCTCGGCCGTCAGCGACTGCAGCTTGGCCGCATAGCCATCCAGCATGAACTGGGTGTTGGCCGTGTTGACCTCCACCGGCGCCTGCCAGCGGGTGAAATCGGCCGCGCCGGGATTGGCGTCGGTGAGCGGCACGCCCGCCGGCACCAGGGCCACGAAGGACAGGTTCAGGAACGGGTAGGCGCCAGCGGTGAAGTTGAAGCCGAAGCTGCCGCGCGCGCCCAGGCCGATCAGTTTCTGGTCGCCGCGCCAGCTATACGCCGAGACGGAGCTGAGCGCCGCGCCTGCGGCCGCGAACTTCTGCTTGGCATCGGTCGCGGCCGTAAGGATCGGCGCGACCATGCCGCACCCTTCCAGATGCTCCATCCAGGCGGCAGCGGTCCCGGCCGCGCCGGACCCGGCCAGCTCCAGCTCGTAGCTGAACGTCTCACGCGCGTTGGTGTTGGCCACGGGCGAGCCGCCGAGCGTCGGAACGTCCAGGTTGCGCTCGATATTGTCCATCTGCAGCGGCGTGCGGCGGAAGTTGCGGGTGAGCGCGGCGTTGGCTGCCGCCGTCGGGGCCGCATCGGTGCCGTAGGTCAGCTCCTTCTTCAGGAGCAGGGTCTTGGTGATACCGACCATGGATCAGTTCTCCTGGGTCTGGGTGCCGGACTGGTCGCCCGTGCTGGCGCCGAGCGCGCCCGCGTTCGCAGCATTCCAGCCATCTTCGTCGACGACCGGATCCGGGCGCCCGTCCAGCACCGCGAGACGGCGGGGACCGACCAGGGGGAGGCCCCAGCTGTCCAGCTCGAAGCCGTTCTCGTCCATGCGCCGCGGCTGGGTCGCCTCGGCTTGGACCTGCTCGTCGGCCGACAGCTCGGCCGCTTCGATCTTCGGTTTCCTGCTCATATTTTCCTCAGTCTCCACGCGGTCCTAAAGCGCACCGCCCAGGCGAGAGCGGTTCCGTCAGCGTAAAGCAGCTTGCCGCCCGCGAACTCGCACGCGCGCGAGCCGTCGGGATGGGTCCAGCCGGCGACGCGGCCGATCACCTTCAGCTTCAGATCTTCCAGCCGGTCACTGACGATGTTCGAATTGCGGGCCGCGGCCGGCATCACGATCACGACGTTGAAGCGTTCGGTCACGAGCTGGTCGGACGCACCCACGCTGCCCACCAGGCCGTTCGCCGCGGCATCTTCGTCCTCGGGAACGACCCAGAAGCTTTCGCCCGAGGGCGCACCCTTCAGCCCAGCGAACTCCAGCGCGCCGGAGACGTTGGCGAGCCCGCCCGTCTTCAGCTGGTCGACGATCGGCGCCAGCTTCATTGGCCAGGCGCCAAACTAGCCCCGCCGGCCGTGAAGGCGCGGAACAGGTGATCGGAAATCGCCTCCAGGGCGAAGGCGCGATTGGCGTCGTCGAAGCCGAGATACGGCCGCGCCGGGATCCGCACGGCCGCGACTATGCGGCCGGCGAAGCTCAGCGCTTTCTTGTGGCGGGCGCGGATCGTGCCGCCGAATTGGTGAATGGCCGCGTAGATGGCCGGGCCGCCCGAGGCGAGCACGCCGGCGGCTGCGAAGTCAGTGCCGAAATCCGGCTCGATCGAATCCTTCAGCGCGCCGCTGTCCTGCAGCGTCTTGCCGCCTTCCTCGATCGCGCGAGCCGAAGGCTTCCACGGCACGCCGTCCGGCCCGCGCTCCTGCTCGAACCGCTCGATCGTGGTGCTGACCAGGTTGAGCGAGATTTCCTGCATCGCCGGCGACAGGTCGACAGCCGCGCGCTGCGCAAAAGCGAGCGCCTGGCTGAGGTTCTCGCCCAGCTCGATCGAGATGTTGATCCCACCCGCCATCAGAAATCGCGCAGTCCGTCTGGATAGGCGCGTTCGCCGGGCGAGAAGATCACCGGATCGCTGGTCACTTCGGCCGGAGCGAGCGGCGCGGCCGACGGGACGGCGAACTGACCGGATTGGATGCGCTCCAGCATCCGGGTCGAAGCCTTGGCCTCGTCGCTGACGCCGTCGGGCGCGCCGTTCGGATAGAGCGAAGCGCGCGCGAGATCCGCGATCGCCTTCTTGATGATCAGCGGCACCTGGGCGAGCGGCAGCTGGTAGCGGCCGGCCAGGTGTGCCTCGACCATGGCCTGCGCGTCGATCAGCTTGGCAACGAGCAGCTCGCGATCGATGCGGCCGGTGCCTTCTGCATCCGTCATCCGCACCACTTCGGGCAGGCCGAAGCGCTGCACGAACTCCTCGATCGTCAGATACGGCGCGCCGCCGTCCGGCATGATCCAGGTGCCGTCGATGACGACGATTTCCAGCTCGGTTTCCAGCTCCTGATCGTCGTCGAGCTGGGCGCGGGCGGTGAGCAGATAGCGCTCGCCATCGGTGCCGCCGTCGACCGTCGCCGTAACCTTGCCGCCGAACACGCTGCCGATCGTGCCAAGCGGCGCCGCCCCCGCGACCAGGCCGCGAGGCGTCGCGCCGATATCGATCAGCGCGACAACGGTGCCGGGGAACGCCATGGGCAGCTTCAGCTGCTCGGACGGCTGTTTGGCGACGGCCTGCATCAGTCGAGGCCCAACGCTGCCTTGTAGGTGTCGAGCAGCGCTTCGGATTCCTGACGAGCGTTCTTTTCCATGCGGCGCAGACGGACGATCGCGCGCATAGTCTTGACGTCATAGCCGTTGGCTTTCGCCTCCAGATAGACGTCCTTCAAGTCGTCAGAGATGCCCTTCTTCTCTTCCTCGAGGCGCTCGATCCGCTCGATGAAAAGGCGGAGCTGCTCCGCGCTTGCGTTGCCGTCGGCCATTATCAGGCGGTCGGCTTGGCGGTGCGGGCCGCGCGGATCTTCGCGACCAGGTCAGCCTTGGTTTCGTTGCCATCGAGGGTAACGGTTTCAGCCTTGGCGACCGCCTTCAGCTGCGCGGCCGTCATCTCCATCGTGACGTCGGCCAGCTGCTCACCGCTGCCCGGCGACGTCTCGCCAGGCTTCTCCAGCTCGGCAATGCGCGCCTTCAGCTGCAGGATCTCTGCCGTCGCGCCGTCGGCGAGCTTGCGCAGCTCGGCGGCGTCGGCGAGTGCGGCATCCCTCTCCTTGGTCAGGCTTTCGACGCGAGTTCCCAGATCTTCCACCTCGCGGCGCGCATCGTCGCGCTCCTGGGTGAGGGTGGCGATCAGGCCGGGATCTTCGAACGTCTCTTCGGCGCCGGCCACGGACAGCAGTGCCGGACGGGCCTCGGCAAATTCGGGATCGAGGATCTCGACCGCGCCAATCTCGCGCAGGTCGAAGGCATCCATCACATCGAGGTCGAACTCGTCGCCCGGCGCGCGGGGATCGCGATCGCCGTTGCGGACGGGAATGAGGGCGCGGACCAGCATGAAACGGCCTTTCAATCGGATTGCATGGGAAGAGCAGGCTGGCGCCGGGCCGGAGATGATCGGCCCGGCGCCTCAGAGGCGCGGCAGGATCAGACCGCGTTCTGGACGAGGAAGCCCGCGTCGGCGCCGACCAGCTCGGGGCTGAACTCGTCGAAGCAATCGTTCAGCCAGCTACGCACGCCGCCTTCCCAACGGGCCGGAGCTACGAAGGGGTGATTGCGAAGCTGATAGGTGTAGCCGTAGCTCGGCAGGCCCATCTGTCGGTTGGCCGCTTCCTCCGGCACATAGGCCAGGATCGCGTCCGCGCCCCAGACGTCGGACGAAGTGCCGTCCGGATTGTCGTAGATGGCATCGCCGGCAACGACCTTCTTCACGTCGAAGTAGCGGGCGAGCTGTTCGAGCGTGACCGAGTCCGCGTTGGTGTACTTGAACTGGTCAAGGATGGTCGGGTGGCGCTGCAGCACGCTCGCAACGCTCCCGCCCAGGACCAGGACGTTCGGGCGCCGGCCGATCCGCTTCCGGATCGTTTCCTTGGCGTCGAAAATCACAGTCTTCGGCTTGGATGCCGGATCGCTCCACTTGTCGGCGCCGGCCAGCGCCGCCTTGTTGGTGGCGGCATAGGTGGCGGCATTGCGAGCCGCGGTGGCCTGCGCGATTTCCTTGTCCAGGCCGATCGTGGCCAGAACCAGGTCCACGCCCATCTGCTGCAGATCCAGGCCGGGAACTTCGCCGGCTTCTTCCTGGTGTTCGATCGGCGTCTTGGCCGCGATCGCGCGCTGGATGAGGTTCACCGGCTTCCCGTCATAGCCGAAGCTGATCTCGGCAATGCGCGAGCCCGGCGCGCGCTGGACATTCGGCCGGCGAAAGCTGGCGCGATCGAACTCGATCCGCTTCGCCGCGCGGGTCGGCATGGTGACGGTGGGGAAAAGAACGGGGCCGACAAAATCGGCATTCGAATAGCCACGGGCGTGCTCCGTAAGGATCGGATCGACGACGCGTGCCTGGTCGGGGGACATCATAGGACTTTGACCTTCTGCCTGGTGAAACCGCTTCAGCGCCGGGCTCCCACCGGCTGCGGCTTGCGCCTCTGCCGCGCATCCCCGCGGCTGGGACCGGAGCGCGCCCTCCGGCCGGCCCAGGCGGCACGCCGCCCGGCTCTCAGGCGTCTCAGCTCTTGATCAGCAGCACTTCGACAAACTGCCCGGCGGCGCCTGCCGCCTGCAGCGCGCGGCCGTTGGTCGCGCCCGCGGCCTTCACGATCGCGCGGCCCTGGGCGTCCGCCTGGATCAGATCGCCGGCAGCGAACGCGCCGCCGGCCTCGACCTTGGCGGTGCCCATGACGATCAGGTTCAGCGGCTTGCCGGCCGCGCTGGCGTCGTAATCGGCAACGCCAAGAGCGACGTCGCCGGCGACGGCCTGGGCCATCGCATAGGTGACGAAGCGGTGCTTGGTGACGGCGCCGGCCGCCACGCCGGGAAGTTCAAGAATGGGCCTCTGCTGCATGGTGTTTCTCCTCGGTGATTGGGATCAGCCGGCGGCCTGGACAGCGGCGACCGCGGCCATCCAGCTCAGCTCGGGATGTTCGGCCTGCAGCGCCTTGGCGCGCTGGTGCAGCTGCGCCTGGGCCGGATCGACCGTGTAGCCCTGCGGCGCGGCGAAGCTGACGGTCACGTTGGTCTTGCCGTCGCCACCGCTGCCGGGCTGGACATGCTCACCCAGCTGCACGAGCGGCTGCGCGCCCTCGAACAGCTTCTTGAAGGCGTCGGCCGGCGCGATCTCCTCGGCGCCGTCGCCTTCGCCGAACTGGACGACGGCAAGCGTGTCCAGGACGTCGAGCAGGCCGATGACCTTCACCTTCGCGGCCGGCGCCAGCTTGGCCTCGCCGATCAGGCCTTCGGCGAACGACACATTCGCGTCGTGCCGTGCCTGGCGCGCCGCCGTTTCGGCTTCCGCCTCGCGTTGTGCGATCGAGGTTTCGCGGTCGGCCAGGGCGGCTTCACGCGCGGCGAGTTCGGCCTCGCGCTCGGCAAGGTCGACGGTCTTATCGGTCATCAGAGTCTCCTGTTCGAAGGTCGCGAGCGGCGCTTGGTCGTCGCCCTCGCCGAAATGGACGGTGCCCAAGCCCTTCACCGCCGGCGCGGCGGCGCCGAGGAAGCCGACATGCTTCAGGTAGAAGCTGCCTGGCTTCGGGTTCGCGGGATGCTGGGGCGGATAGAAACTGGCCGACACTTTGGCGTAGCGGCCGGCGCGGACCGCCTCCGCAAAGGCCGGCTCAAGCTTGTCGGGATCCGGGACGGCGACCAGCTCGCCGCCGTCAACCGCGAGCGACTTCACCCAGCCATAGGCGGGCGCGTCCAGCTTCGGGTGACCGATGACGAGCGGTGCGGGATCTGCGGACGGGTCGTAGGCTTCGGCGATCGCCGCCAATCCGCGTCCGCAAAGCCGACCTCCTGTCCCTCGACAGAGGTGAAGCGGCCAGGCCGCATGATCCTGATCTGAGGCTGTTGATCCATGCCCCGCTCAATGGGGCAGGCCCGGTGCAGGCGACGGTTCCGCTGTCGCAACCGCTAGCGCGAGGAGCGTCGGGCTAGGCCGACAGCGTTACGGCACTGAAGCCGTTTCGCCAAGGGAGGCTTCGATGAACCTCGGGTTCAGGCCCAATCCCGGCTACCAGCCGGATGAGACGATCGGCAAGCGTGTCGTCGTTCGTATGGCCAGCGGCAATGTTCATGGTGAGCGGCCGGTCAACAGCGATTCCAAGCTCGGCTGGGCTGCCGATACTACACGCTGGACACTCACCGGCTTGCCTTTCGACGTGAAGGAATATCGAATATTGTGAAGCTTTCGTCGGAACGCGCGCTAGGTTACACAACCAGCATGTCCGACCGTCCCAAGGATATTACGCTCTACAAGTTCCTTAACGCCAGTGACGCTCCCCACGTCCTAGGGGGAAGTCTTAAATTGGGCAGCCTCTCCAAATATCGGCTCATGGAGGCCCTGACTGGCGACGGTTGGATAGGCGACCGTCAGGAAGGAATCGCGATCACCCATCGCACGGAAGAGTTTCGTGACGGCTACCGCGGCTATAACAACCGCTATATCCGACACATCGAAGGCTACCTCTTCTGCGCGAGTCATGGCGATATCGGCAGGCTCAGGCAGTCAATGATGGTCGACGCTCCCATCAGCTATGATGGCTGCATCGAGATCGTCAGCGGTTACACGCTTTTCGAACTGATAAAGGCCGCTCCATACCTGAACGGTAGCGTTGCGGACTATTTCACGGTCGGCGCAGCGCCATGCCGTTACGAAGAAATACCGCCAATTCATATGGGCGGCCCAGGTGCTAACGTGCGGCCCAATCCGTTCCTGAAATCCCTACGCTATGCATCGCAATCGGAATTTAGGATATTTTTGCAGCCCAGGGACGAAGTACCCCGGCATGACGATCTCTTCCTGACGATCGAAGTGCCGGACGGACTGTTTCGTCTGCAGCCTCCGGGGAACCTTGGTCCGCGCATGGCCAACCCGTTCGAGATGGAGCGCGAGGCCGCGATCGCGGAGCTAACGAACGTCATGGACATCTGGGACGCCGGGCCGGGCAGGCTCAATTCCGGGGATGGAGGCGAGGAGGAGTTGCACGAGCAGTTGCTCCCGCAGCTTTGCAGAGCCTACGGCGCTTTGCGGTTTACCCACGACCTGCGCTCGTTAATGCTCGACACAGTTCTGGTCGCGCCGCCTCCTCACCCTTCCATGATCTACAACGGGCTGCGCTGGTTTCTCCAAGACGCACGAGCCGGCCGGTCTTCCGATTGACCGGAGTGGCAGGGCACGAATGGACTCCCATGCCGAGAGTGAGCTGAATAAGGAAAACAGATGATCACTGAAACGCTTATCGACGACGAAGTGTGGGCAAATGCCCCTGAAGATCCGCAGCAGGCGTTTCTGTACATCGCGAACGCGGCTAGGGCGCGCTTGGACCGAATACGCGAGGGCACGGAACCAGAACACGACAAGTTCGACTCTTTTGACTGGCGACGTCAGTATGCTTGGGAGCTGGCTGCTGTCGCATCTGAACTGGGCATCGGAGGGATTATGCCTCCGGAGACCGCACAGTCGAGCGATGATACAATGAACTCATTTGACGCGCAGCTCGCCAAGGCGCTCACCGTCATAAAGGTCCGGCAGAGAGCGGAGCTCAAGAGCGACAGTGTCCAGCTGCCATACTCGACCAAAGTGGACATCCGTAACCAACTGGAGTCGTTGAGGGATCAGATCAATCGTTCTAACTTGTCTGAAGCGAAAAAGGCGGCACTTCATCGAAGAGTAGAAGCTGTCGAAGCCGAGCTTGACAAGACCCGCGCTGGATTAGGTCCGCTTTGGGCGTTAGCAGGGGCGGTATCGTGCGCAGCGATAAACGTTGCCGCCGATTTGCCGGATGCGATCAGTACCGTTGAGGCGGTCGTCAGCATGGTCCATACCGAGAAGGCGACAGAGGATCAGGAGAACATCCGACTCCTGTCACCGCCTCCGCTCCAGATTACAGATCAAAGCGTGCCGCCTGATCGGGAAGTGGCGTAAGGGGCGATTCCCTACCTTTTATATCTGTTCTCTTTCTGTTCCATAGGCGCTCCAGCCCGAATCGGGCAGATCATCAGGAGCGCAGATGTCCGACCCTCGCCGGCCCGACGGCCAGTTTCATCGTTTCACGTCGCCTACCCGTCGCGGTCCCTGGCGCGACAACGTCTATGCAGCGTGCGTGGACGCCGTTCGCGCCGGCTTTGGTTCGGTCGACGAATATCTGCCCGAACCGGACATGCCGCCGGTGATCTACCTTCATCCGCTAGCGGAGGTCGAAACCATGCCGGCCGAGCTGCAGGCCGCAGCCGCCTAAGGAGATGGGCAGGTTCTACCCAAAGAACCTGACCGACCTGATCCGGGTCGAGGCGCAGCTGCGGGTAACCTGCCCCAGCTGCGGCCGGACCGCGCTGTTCGATCCCAAGCAGATCATCTCCTACTATCGCGCCCATGGCTGGAACACGGCCTGGGAAATCGCCGGCATGCACTTCCATTGCAGCGGCAATGATCGCGGGCTTGGCTGTGGAGGGCGCGGCGCCCGGCTGAGCTGGGAACCGTGGCCCATGGCGCGGACGAGGCCCGCTCCGCCGCAGCCCAGGTCGTAAACCCATAAAATTTAAACATTGGCTATGGTGGATAGGCGGACATCGAGCGAGCGACTGCATACCTACCGCGATTAGCCCAAGTTGGCGCGATTGACTGCGTCGGCCTGCAAATGCTTAGCTCAGCCGATCGGAACGAGGTGCTCAATGCCGGTTGAACCGGAGCGCAAGCTGCTGCCAATGAAATCAGCATCGTACTTCGATGGAGTGGGTCACTGCATTTATTGTCACGCCCATTCCTATCCTCTCACCGATGAACACATCGTCCCGTACAGCCTCGGCGGGGCCACCGTGATCCGACGCGCTAGTTGCGGCGAGTGCCAGAAGGTTACATCTTATCTCGAACGGAAGATTTGCCGGGATCATTTGGGGGACTTCCGGGAGGCACTCAATTTTCCGACGTACCGTCCAGGACGACGTTCCGGAACAATCCGAGGCTCGCTAAGTCCAATCGGTGAAGGTCACCAAATCGAGTACCGCTGGGATCGATTTCCAGCGTTTGCCGCCTTCCCTGTTCTTGAAGAGCCGGGCATTATGATTGGCCGCAAGCCTAACACCCCTATTAAGGTCTCGGCTTGGACTTGTTCAGTCGGTGGCAATCGCGAGGCGAACCCAGGCTTGGTCTCAAAGCCACTCCGCCTTGACCACTGGTTGAGATTTGTCGCCAAGGTCTGCCATTCAGGCGCCTACGGCTGCCTTGGCGCCAGCGTGGCTGACTACGAGCAGTTCCTGCCCGACGTCATACTAGGGAAGACGAAGGATCCCTCATATTTCGTGGGCGGGGAGCCCAGTATAGTTCCCGCGGAGCGCGGCGAGTCCTTCAGTAGCTATTTTTCAGGCGAGTTGCGATTTATCAAACGGTTCTCGACCGATGGGCGCGAGTGCCTGATAGTGTCGTACCGTGTATTTTCTGACGCGGGCTCCCCCGCTTACCAAGCTGCCTTCGGTCAGAAACGCATTGGATTGCTGCCGATGGCGCCGATCAGGCTACGCGAGCCGAACTCTGCGACGTGACACTTTGATAGCCGAGCGAACGTCCGCGACCGGTTGCTAGCCGCCGCTACCAGATTCAAGGGTCGGGCCTAATAAGCGCTGCCGACTCGCGTCGCTGCCGAGCCTAGCGCAGCCGACTGGCAATCAACGTCGGCGTAGAGCTTCCAGACGCTGTATTTTTGTTGGTCGCGGGCCTGCAGATGGACGTCTGCGACTTCGCGGGCTGCTTTGCAGATATCGGCAGGCGAGCCCGCCTTCGATACGATCCGGTACCGATCCTCTGCCTTGCTGGCTTCGCTTGCACATCCGGCCAGCAGCGTCAGCAATGACAACCCAGCCGCGAACGTGCCCAAATTCAGCGCCGTGCGGCCTGCACGACGCGAAACCGCAGCTTGGGAGGCCTGGAGCCCCGTCGCGCTCCCCGATCGCTCTCCACGGGCTCTAAATCGGCTTGGCAGCATCAATACGTCTTCCCTGACCAGACCACCCTACCAAGCACCCGTAGGCGCTCGTCAACTTCGCCAGCGGGAATCTCGATTGGCGGGTAGGCTGGATTGCGGCTCAGCACCCGCATCCCCCCCGCTTCCCGCTGCAGACGCTTGATCGCGAGATCGCCGTCAAGGACGATGACGTACAGCGCCTCGCCCCGATACGGCTTGCTCTTGTCGAGCATCACCAGGTCGCCGTCGCTGATCTCGGGCGCTCCGCTGTCGCCTCTGGCGGTGACCACTTCAAGGCTGTCGATCGGGCCCAGCCGCCTTGCCAGCCATTCCGGCATTGGCAGATAGTCGACGGTCGACGGACGCATTGCGGTGCTGAGACCGGGACCGGCTGACGCCTCGATCTCGACGATCGGGATGCTGACAGTGTCACCCCGACTGTCGCCTGAGGGCGGCGGTCCGTTCAGGATAAAGTCGACAGTCACGCCTGCCGCCGCCGCGATCTCTTCAAGGCGTCGATCGCTGACACCTTTGCTCCCGCGCAGGACACCATTCAGCCCTTGGCGGCTGATCTCCAGTGTCCTGGCGACGGCCGACTGGCCGCCCGCCTCACGGACGGCGTTTTCGAGACGCGCTCGGGCTTCAGGCGACAGCCGGTTTCCCTCGCGCTCATTTGAGGTTGACATGTAAACCTGACTTGTCGATTAAAGAGGAGACAGCGAGGCGACAGTGGCAAGGCGAATGGACTGGCATCCCGAGGACATAAAAGCGGCGGTACGTAAGCGGGGCATCACGCTCGCGCAGATCGGCCGCCCCTATGGCCTTACCCGCCAAGCGATGGCCAACGCGCTGACGATGCCCAGCGCGCAGGCGGAGGCGCTCATTGCCGAAGCGATCGGCGTCTCTCCCCATGTGATCTGGCCCTCCCGCTACAACTCCGATGGCCAGCGCAAGCGGCCACAACCCCCGTCGAACTACACGCGCAGGCCCCGCTTTCTGGCGGAGCTGCACGCGTGAACATTTACACTGACTATCCCCCGACAATCCACAGGGAAAAGTGGACAGTGTCTCCCGATAGTAGACAACCCAGGGGCGGAGGACGCTGATGGGCTGGTCCGGGGGGACGCATCTCAGCGCAGCGCAGATCGCCAGCCTGGAGCTGGACGGCCTGCCCTCGACGAAGCGCGGCGTCCACATCGTTGCAGAACGTGAAGGCTGGTCCTGGCGCAGCCGCACCGGCGCCGGCGGCGGCCGCGAGTACGCGGTCAATGATCTGCCGGCCCGCGCGCGGCGCGACCTGGCATCGCGCTGGGTCCAGAGCACACCAACCACGATTCGCCCGGCCGGACGGCCGAAAGGCAGCGACTTCTTCAGCACGCACCCCGACGTGGGCGCGGCCGTGGAGGCGATCCTGGCGGAGCAGTCGATTGCGGCACCGCGGATCATGGAGCTGCTGAAAACGACTTTCGCCGAGCTGCCGTCGCTCCGCACGCTGCGCCGGCACATCGCCTTGATCGAGCAGTCCAAGCCGGCGCTGCTCGCAATGATGCGCGATCCCGACGCCTACAAGAGCAAGTACCGTGTCGCGCTCGGCCGCGCCGACGGCGGCGTGACCCGTGCCCATCAGGTGTGGGAGCTGGACACGACCAAGGCGGACGTGATGACCAAAGGCGGCCGCAAGATGGTCCTGGGCGTCATCGATCGCTGGTCGAGGCGCGCCCGCTTCATGGTGGCGGAGAGCGAAAGCGGCCTGTCCGTCCGCCGGTTGCTGATCGACACCATCCGCGCCTGGGGCGTGATGCCTGAGGCGGTCGCGACCGACAACGGATCCGGCTACGTCAATCAGTCCGTCACGAGCGCGCTGGAAACGCTCGGCATCGAACACCTGATATGCGCGCCGGGCAGCCCGGAGAAGAAGCCGTTCGTCGAGCGGCTGTTCGGCACCTTCATGCGCGATCGCGCCGAGCTGCTCGCCGGCTATGCCGGGCACAACGTCGCCGATGCCCAGCGCCTCCGCCAGCGCGAGAAGAAGCGCACCGGCCGGGCGGTGATCGTGCCGGTGATCGACGGCGACGAGCTGCAGCGCGTGCTCGATGCCTGGGTCGACGGCGTCTACCACCAGCGCCACCACTCCTCGCTCGGCATGACACCGATGCAGCGCTGGATGTCTTCGCCGAAGCGCGCGGCAGCTGCACCGTCCGAGGACGTGCTGAAGGTCGCGCTGTCTGCGCTGGTCGGCAGCTTCGTGGTCGGCAAGCGCGGCATCCAGTGGAAGCGCGGCCGCTACTGGTCGCCGCACCTGCCGGCCTATGTCGGCCGCCAGGTCATCGTCCGCCGCGACGAGGAGGACCTGGGCGCGCTGTTCGTGTTCGACGAGGACGGCCACTTCATCGACACCGCCGTCAATCACGAGCGCGCCGGCCTGTCCGAGGAGGCCTTCACCCGCGAGGCGCGGCGGCAGCAGTCCGAATACATGCGCCTGGCGCGTGAGGACATGAAGAAGAACATGCGCGGCTTCTCGTTCGAGAAGGCCCGCGACGACCTTCTCCGCCAGGACGCCGAGCAGGCCGGCAAGCTCGCCGCCCTGCCGCTGCCGACCGAACAACGGCTGACGCAGGCGATCGAGAGCATCGCTGCCGTCGCAGCTCCGGTTCTGCCGTCGCAACCCAAGCTCGACGAAGCCGTGCGCCGCACGCGTACCGTCAAGGCCGAAACCGCCGCCGATCGCATCGCCCGCGCCGACGCGCTGATCTTGGCGGCCGATCGCGGCGACGCCGTCGACGCCGAGGAGCTGCGCAAGGCGCGGCTCTACGCGACCTCATCCGAATACCGGGCTGAGAAGCTGACCCAAGCGGCCTTCCAGCCTCGCCGATCCAACCAGACCCCCAGCCGCCTGAGCCAAGCCGGCTGAAACACGAGGAGGTGACCATGACGACCGCATTCGAGCCGCAGCTGGATCTGGAGCCGGGACGCCCGGCCCAGGCGCAGCTCACCAATATGAGCCTCGCGCTCCGCACATTGCTGGATTGCCAGGAAGCGCCCGAGGGCTCGCCCCGGCTTGGCCTGTTCTTTGGCCCGTCCGGCTACGGAAAGAGCGTCGCCGCGGCCTTCTGCGCCAGCCGGTTCGAAGCCGCCTATATCGAGGCCAAGTCGGTCTGGGCTCAGCGATCCATCCTGGAAGCGATCGCGGGAGAGCTGGGCATCAGCCGGCTTGAGCGGACCAATCCGAAGATCCTGCAGCAGATCGTCGACGCGCTGCTGCACGAGCCGCGGCCGCTGATCATCGACGAGATGGATCACCTGGTCAAAAAACAGTCGGTCGAGATCATCCGCGACATTCACGACGCGGCCGGCGTGCCGATCCTGATGATCGGCGAGGAGGCGCTGCCGGCGAAGCTGAAGGAATGGGAGCGGTTCGACAACCGCATCCTGGTCGCGACGCCCGCCCAGCCGGCCAGCTTCGCCGACGGCTGCAAGCTCCGCGATCACTATTGCACGCAGGTCGCGATCGCCGACGACCTGGTCGACCACTTCGTTCGCTCCACCAAGGGCGTCACCCGGCGCATCGTCACCAACCTCAACCAGGCGCAGCGCGTCGCGATCGAGAGCGCGGCCAGCGAGATCGACCGCGCCTGGTGGGGCAACCAGCCGGTCATGACCGGCGAACTGCCGCTCCGTCGCAAGGTGGCCTGATGAGCCGAGCCCAACGCGTCGCGGGCCCGGTTTGGGCCGCGCTGCAGAAGCAGAGGCAGCCGGTCAGCCTGGGCGTCCTGGCCGACTCGCTCCGACTGAACCCGGCTTCGGTGCGATCGGCCGTCTGGCGCTTCGAGCAGGCCGGGCTCGTCGAGCGCACCGCCTCCGGCCGGAGCACCACTCCCCGCCAAATACTGAAGGTCGCAATGACAGACAAAGCCGAGGGCTTTTCAGCAGCCCCGAGGGTCACCCAGCGCGGCGAGATCACGGCGGCGCGCAAGACGTCTCAGCAACGCATCTGGAGCGCTATCAGGGTCCTCAAGCGCTTCGATCGCCGCACGGTCGAGTACACGTCGGAACAGAGCCGGCAGAACGTCGAGCATTATCTGAACTGCCTGCAGCGCGCGGGCTATGTGCGGCGCGTCCGCGCCTACAACCCGCTGACCGGCGCTCTCGCCGAATATCAGCTGGTCGCCAACACCGGCCTGAAAGCGCCGTCGGTCACCCAGGGCCGCCGCGAAGGGGCGTACTTCCGCCACCTCGTCGACCCGAACACCGGCGTCACCCACGACATCAGCCCGCGCTCCGCGCCCTCGAAGAAGCGGGGGGAGTGATTAACCATGTCTATTAACCATTCCGCTTACGTAACGAATCTGGACAAGGCGATCGCCGCGTGGGGCAGCGACCTGCCTGAGTGGCTGAAGTTGCTCGCCAGCGCCTGCGATCGAACGAGCCAGCGCATCGTCGCCGACCGCCTCAACGTCTCCAGCCCGGTGATCAGCAAGGTCGTCCGCCGCTGCTACGAAGGCGGCGATTACCAGGAAATGGAAACGCGCGTTCGGGCCGCCTTTGGCCGGGAGGACGTCGTCTGCCCGATCTGGGGCCAGGCTATCCCGCTCTCCTCCTGTGTCCGCAACCGCCGCCGCAAGGGGGCGCCGATTAATCACGATCAGCGTCGCTACGCGCGCACCTGCCCGAGTTGCCCCAACAACACCGACGCCCCGAACGAGGAGGCCTGATCATGCTTGATGCAAAGCACATGCACGTCGTCTGCAGAGAGGCCTCGCGGGCCGACGATTGCGGACGGCCGTTGAACCGCAACGTGCGCAACTGCGAACGCTGCGCCGGCACCGGCTTCCTGGAAGACGGACCCGATCCCCATGCCGGCTATGGTTGGTGTCCCGGGTGCCAGGGCCTGGGCTGGTATGCGGTCGTAACCCTAGGCGACCTGCTCGGCACCATCTTCGGTGGCGGCGCCTTCGTGGCGCTGGTCATCCTCGCGATGGCGGCCGCGTCGTGACCCAGGCGAGCCCCACCCCCGATGGCCTGGTCGCGCTGCTCGTGAACCGCGGCGACGTGCAGCTCTACCGGCCCGACGAGACCAACCGGTGCCCGCGCTGCAGCCACTCCAACTGGCTGATCGGCCGCATCACTGCCGAGTGCGCTTTCTGCTCGACCGCGCTGCCGCTCGTGCACCCCTCTTCGCTAGACCCCGAAAGGAACCCGGAATGACCGCCCGTCCGCGCCGCAAGGCGCCCAAGCTCGCCGCCCCCCAGACGATCGAGGAAGCGACGGCGCTGCTCGGCGACTATGCCGCAAAGCTCACCAAAGCGGCAAAGATCCGCGCCGACGCCGACGCGTCGATCGCCGCGATCCAGGCCGCCCGCGACGAGTTCCTGAAGCCGCTCGAAGAAGGCATGAAGGACCTGTTCCGCCAGCTTCGCGCCTGGTGGGCGGTTGCTGGTCCCGCGATCACTGAAGGCAAGCGCAAGTCCGCCGAGATCGCCGGGTGCATCGTCGGCGAGCGCACCACCACGCCCAAGCTCGCGCTCGGCAACCGCAAGGCGGAGGACTGGATCGCCGACCTGCTCGACGATCCCGACCTGACCGACTTCGTCCGCGTCAAGGAAGAGCTGGACCGCCAGGCGCTGATCAAGGCGATCGGCGATCCCAAGCACGCCGCCAACGACAAGTTGCTGATCCTTGGCCTCCGCCGCAGTCAGACGGACGAGTTCTTCATCGACCGCGCGGCCGAGAAGGCCCCGGCCGTCGAGCAGGTCGAGCTGCAGGAGGCAGCGGAATGAGCGGGACGATTCCGTTCAACGCCGCCGGCTTCAGCGCCTATGTCACGAAGCCTGAACAGCTGCAGGGCGCGTCGCCCGTTGTTGGCCAGCCGGGGCTCGCGATCGGCGAGCATTGCGGCGACGCGGTTCTGATCCTTCGTCACGAGGACGGGTCGATGATGTCGGTCCAGCTTGACGAGGGTCGGTTGGACACTCTGTGTCACATGCTGGCCGCCCACGTCGAACGCGGCAACGCCGATCTGCGGAGGCGCAGCCTCCAATGATCGACCCGAACCGCCTCGACCAGCTCGAACAGCGACTCGCCTATGTCGAGAAGCTGATCTCTGGAATGAACCCCGGCGAGCGCAAGATCATCCGGGACGCGCCGTTCACCGGCGTGATCTCGGACGTTGCGTTCGAGACCGGCCTCACGGTCCGCGACATGATCGGCCCCGATCGCGTCTTCCGGATCAGCCGCGCGCGTCACGCCGTCTGCTGGATCATGCGCCAGGCGCACCCGGATTACAGCACCAAGCGCATCGCCGAGCTGCTCGGCGGACGCGACCACACCACGATCGTCAGCTCGGTCAAGCGCGGCGAAGTGCTGCGCGAAAAGGATCCTGGCTTCCGCGCCCTTACCGACAAGCTGCTGCGGGCCGCCCAGGAAAGGAAAGAAGCATGAGCGCTTCCGCCGCACAGCGCGCGGTCGAGCTGTTCCGCAGCGCCGCGCCCCGGCCGACGGCCCTAGCTCCAGTCATCCCGCTCGGCAGGCCGCAACCGGCACGATCGGCGCCGGCCGGCTGGGTCGAGCAATACCAGGCGCGGCTCCGCATGGCTCGCATGTACCTCGAAGGTGTCGGCCTGGCCGTCTCCCGGCACGACGACGGCGGGCGCATTCCGCAGTGGCTGGTGACCGGCCAGAAACATCCGCTCGGCAATGACGAGCTGATCCTCCTGGCCATGCAGAGGGGGATGCAATGACCCGAACTCAGATGAAGGCGCTCAATTTCGTCCGCAGCTATGTCGCCCAGCACGGCTTTTCGCCGAGCTATGATGAGATTGCGACCGCCCTAGGCGTCGCGTCGAAAGGCAATGTTCACCGCGTCGTGATGGCGCTACTCGAATCCGGCCACCTTCGGCGCGAACGTAGCGGCCGCCGGAACCTGGTCGCCGTCGTGGCCGCCAACGACCTTTCCACCGTGCCAACCGCCGCGCTGATCGCCGAGCTGGGGAGGCGCGCCCATGGCTAGGCAGTTCGGCGCGGTCCTGCAGCGCTCGTTGCGCACGGCCGAGGGCAAGGCCGACAGCAAGTCCAAGATGATGATCGCCGTGCGCGCGGCCTGCCGGCGCCATGGCCTGGACGAAGACGAGCGCAAGGCGATGCAGTTCGCGATCACCGGCATTCAGTCGATGTCCGACATGTCGCTTGCCCAGCTCGGCCAGGTGCTCGATCATCTGAACAAGGGTTGGAGCGGCCCTCAGGGCAAGCGCGCCACGACACCGAAGATCCGGGCGCTGTGGTGGACGCTCTACTGGCTGGGTGTCGTCGACGATCCGAAAGACGCGGCGATCGACACCTTCGTTCGCCGTCAGTCAGGCATCGCCGCGCTCCGCTTCGTCGACCACAAGGCGGCGCAGCCGATCATCGAAGCGCTGAAGAGCTGGGCCGCGCGCGAAGGCGTGAAGTGGCCGACCGATGCCGAGCTGGCCGAAATGAAGTCGGGCAATCCCGGCCTGACGATGGCGCAGTACGAACGCCACGCGGTGCTGACCGCCGTCGGCCGCAAGCTCTACGCTCGACGCGAGCTGACCTTCTTCGGCGCCATTCCATACGTGGAGAAGGCGCTCGGCCTGGGCGGCAACCATTTCGCTTGGACTGCGCACGAGCTGGACGCAGCGATCAAGCTGCTCGGCAAGAAGCTCCGCCGCGCCATGAACCCGCGCGGAGGTGAGGAATGACCGCGCTGCGAATCGTTCAGATCGGGCCGGCTACCCTCTACCTAGGGGACGCCTACGCGATCCGCCCGACGCTCGGCTGGTTCGACGCCGATGTCATGGATCCGCCGTATGAGTTCCGCGCCGAAGGCGGCGGGCTCTACCGTCGGTCGCGTAGCGGCATGGACGAGATCATCGACCAGGGACTGGCCGACGGCTTCGATCATAAGATCATCAATCCGCTGCTGTGCGGTGCTGTCGTCGTGTTCTGCCACAACGACCAGCTTCCCAAGCTCCTGCCCACGATAGACGGGCTGTTCGAGCGCCAGGCCGTGTGCATCTGGCGAAAGGCGAACCCGCAGCCCGTCGCGAACAAACACTATCGGCCGACCCACGAGTTCTACATTCACGGCTGGTCGAGACGCTTCCATCCGCGCGGCACGCTCCAAGATCTCGACCGCCAGGTCGTCTCGATGTCCCCAAGGGGAGCCGAGAAGTTCGGGCACCCGACGGTGAAGCCGGATGCGGTCATGGCGAAGATCATGACGAACGTCGCCGGCGAGAGTGTCTGCGACCCCTTCATGGGCACCGGGTCAACCGGGGTCGCGGCCATCCGCGCTGGTCGGCGATTTGCCGGCATTGAGCACAACCGCGAGCACTTCGAAACCGCATGCCGCCGGATCTCCGCGGCGGTCGCCGAAACGAGGGCTGCGGCATGAACGCACCCTTTCGCCTCGGCCCCAATCGCCAGCTGCCGATTCCTGAGGATGTGAAGCCCGGTCCCGGCTGGACGGCCGAGATGGTAGAGATGGCCGATCACATCGGCCCTTACGCCACCATGCTCGTTGTCGAGCGCTATGGCGGTGAGCGGATCAACTTCACCGAAGAGCTGGTCGAGCAGGAGCTGACGGCGTTGATCGGCGGCGAGGCCGCGCAGACGCTGCGCCACGTCTACCTGCACGAGCGGGTCTACGTGCCCGTCGCCAGCAACGCGCTTTCCTATGCCCGCCGCCAGCCGATCGTCGCGGCGGCGCGCGCGAAGTTGATCACCATGGCGGAGGCTGCGCGTTTGATCCGCACGTCCCGCTACTATATGTCGCACCTGGTCAACCAGACGACTGAGGGCACCGGCGCCGTGCCGCCGCCCGAGCTGGCGAAGCGCCGGCCCAAGGGCGACCCCCGCCAGATCAACATGTTCCCCGAAGACGCCGGTTAAGCGGCGGTAACCGCCTGGCGCGTGCGCGCGCCCGTAAGGTCGGCCCCGATTATTGGCGGAGGGGCCGCGTGCGTTTCGAAGATCACCGTTGTGCGGGCGGCCGCCCATGATCGTCCCGGCCTGGCTCGCTGTTGCCTGCCTCATCGGGACCATTTTCACCCCGATTCTCATCCTTGTCGGCCTGCTTCGCATTCAGGCGTTAGAGGGCCGTGTTCTGGCGCTGGAGAACCGCGCCGACGAACCCCCGAGCCGCATCGATCTGTCCAAGGACATCGGCAAGGTCGCGGAGCGCGTCCGCGGCCTGGAGACCACCGTCGAGGCGCTGAGGCGCATCGGCGAGACCACCAATCAGTACCTGAACATGCTGATCGAACAGGGGCTCCACAAATGAGCAAGCCCAAGGCCGTCATTGAACTGATCCGCCGCGCCATCCTCGATCTGCTCAACGAGATCGGCGGCGAGCATAACGACGATGTGCTGATGCGCTGGCTGGCCGAGCTGGGCCACCGCATTCCGCGCCGCGACGTTCGCGCGGAGCTGGCCTGGCTCGCCGGCCAGGATCTGGTCGCGACCGAAGAGGTCGGCCCCTACGTGGTCGCGCGCATCCGGCCCGACGGCATCGACGTCGCCGAAGGCCGGCTGACGATCGAGGGCGTGCGCCGCCACAAGACGGGCGAGTGACATGGGCAATCGCTCAACCCTCGATAAACTGCCGAAGGAAGTCCGCGCCGAGGTCGACCAGGCCATCAAGCGCGGCGCGACGATCGACGAGATCTGCGCCAGCCTGAAGCAGCTCGGCGCCGACCATATCTCCCGCTCGGCCGTCGGCCGCTATTCCGCGCGCTTTCGCGAGCTGGTCGAGCAGCAGCGCAAGGTCGCGGCGTTTGCCGAGGCATTCGGCAATGAATTCGCCGACCCCGACAACAACCAGGGCCGCCTGCTCATTCAGCTGATGAATTCGATCGCAACGCGCGCGATCATCCCGCTGGCCGAAGGCGAAGAGGTCGAGCTGGACGGCCAGGAGCTGCACTTCCTTGCGCGCGCAGTGAAGGACATCACTGCCGCTGCGAAGACGGACGTCGATCGCGAGGCGAAGATCCGCGACGAGGCCATGAAACGCGCCAAGCAGGCCGCTGTGGAAGCCGTCGATCGCGGCGGCAAGGCAGCCGGCGCCGATGCCGCCACCATCCACCGCATCAAAGCCGAAATCCTCGGGGTCGAACCGTGAGCCGCACGTTGCGCCTCGTGATCGGCCAGGGAGAGGCAACGCCTTGCGCCGTGAAAGCGCTGGCGCTCCGCGCGGCCGACCATGCGCGCGGCGCCGGGCTGCGATTCCTCCGGCTGGAGCAGAGCCGCAATGCCCGGTCGCTGTCGCAATATCTGCACATCCTGGACAAGCAGGGGCGGCGCTGGCTGTTCCGGATCTCCAATCACCGCCGCCCGCTCAGCCGCGGCCAGGAGACGCCGAACTTCGACCTGGTTTCGATAGACGGCGTCTCCGGCTTCGGCTCGGTCACCTTCTTCCTGGACGAGATCGCCGCCGGCCGCCCCGAATGGTTCGACCCGGCGGAGAGCTTCCGCGAGCCGCGGAAGCGGGCGCGGCGATGATCTCGGCACGCTCCGTCCGCATCCCGGCGCGCTGGCATGACGGCCAGCGGTCGCGCGCCGACTCTGCGCTGTTCCAGCTCGGGCCGGGCCCTTGCGGGCTCACCGTCACCGAGCTGCTCGTATCGATCGACGGCGACTTCGTGCGCCTGGTCCAGCACCACGACGGCGCGCCGACGAAGAACTTTTTCTATCGCACGTCCGACCTGGTCGGACGCGTCGAGATTGAGGTGGCCGAATGAACGTCGCGCTGACGCTCGAAGAGGTCGTGTTGGTGATCAACGTCCTGCGGTGGGGGTATGTTCGCGACCTTCATCCGAACTTTCGCGCAGCGGCAACGCCGGAAATCCTCCTGCACCTCGACAAGCAGCGAGCCGATGCAGACCGTCTCCTAGAACGTCTGTGCTCCGAAGCGGGCATCAGATGACTCGCGAGCTGCCCCACGTCCTGCTGCCCTACCAGGCCGAGGCGCTGCGCCTTTCAGCCGCGAACGACCTCTACGTCTGCGAGAAGAGCCGCCGTACCGGTCTGACTTATGGCTTCGCCGCCGACGCCGTGCTGACGGCCGCGCCGGCCAAGGGCGGCATGGACTTCTTCTACATCGCCTACAACTTGGACATGACGCGCGAGTTCATCGACTATGCAGCGTCGTTCGCGAAGCTCTTCAACGAAGCCGCGACCGCCCCGTCCGAGTTCCTGTTCGACGACGGCTCCGAGGACGGCATCAAGGCCTTCCGCATCGATTTCCCGTCGGGCCATTCGATCGTCGCCCTGTCCTCAAAGCCGCGATCGCTGCGCGGCAAGCAGGGCAAGGTGCTGATCGACGAGGCGGCGTTCCACGATCAGCTGGACGAGCTGCTGAAGGCGGCGCTGGCGCTCTTGATGTGGGGCGGCAAGGTCGTCGTCATCTCCACCCACGACGGCGCCGATAACGCGTTCAACACGCTGATCGAGGATATCCGCGCGGGCAAGCGCGCCGGCGTCGTTCACCGCGTCACGCTGAAGGAGGCGTTGGCCGAGGGCCTCTACAAGCGCATTTGCTTGGTCACCGGTCGCAGCTGGTCACCCGAGGCCGAGGCGGAGTGGGAAGCCAATCTCCGCAAGACCTATGGCGAGGCGGCCGAGGAAGAGCTGGATGTGATCCCCGCCCGGGGTTCCGGCACCTATCTGGCCCGCGCCACGATCGAGCGGGCGATGCGACCCGAGCTGGTGGTTGTGCGGATCCGCTGCCCTGACGGGTTCGAGCGCGAATCCGACGGCTACCGCGAAGACTGGATGCGCGAGCAGCTGGAGCAGCTGGTCAAGCCGCTGATCGACGACTTCGACCGCACGCGGCGCACCTTCTTCGGCCAGGACTTTGCCCGTTCAGGCGACGTGTCGCCGATCGCGTTCGGCCAGCACGACGAACTGCTGCGGCTTCTCGCGCGATTTATCCTGGAAATGCGCAACGTCCCGTTCCGGGAGCAGGAGTTCGCGCTCAACTGGATCATCGATCGCGTGCCACTCTTCGCCGGCGGCAAGATGGACGCGCGCGGCAATGGCAGCGCCCTTGCAGAAGCGATGCAGCAGCGTTGGGGCTTCGATCGGATCGAAGCCGTCATGGCCAGCGAAAAGACCTATCTGGCCTTCATGCCCAAGCTGAGGGCCGGAATTGAGGACGAAACGTTCCTGATCCCGCTCGACGAAGGCACGCTCGACGATTTGCGCATGATCAAGCTGGTGCGCGGCGTCCCCTGCATCCCGGACCGCTCGAAAGTGTCGAAGGTGGACGGCGCCAAGGGCAAGCGCCACGGCGACAACGCCATCGCGTTGATGCACCTCCGCGCTGCCGCCGACGAAGATACCGGCCCGTTCGAATTCTACTCCGCCGGCCAGCGCTCCAGCTCGGCCGAGACGGCTGTGTTCACCACCCGCGGCTTCGGCACTGTCGGCCCGCGCTCTGATCCGATGGGCTTCTACTGATGGCTAGCACCAAGAAACTTCCCGCCGATCTGAAGGAGGTCTTCGCGAGCACCGCGGACGGACGGGACATCACGCGCCCGTTCACCCGCGGTCTAGAAGAGCCGAAGGACGCGCGCCTGCTCGGCGCCGTGGATTGGGGTGTCTACGACCGCATCCGCAAGGACGACCAGGTCAAGTCCACCATGGAGCAGCGCATCGCTGCCGTCGTCTCGCGCGATTGGGACGTGCTGCCCGGCGATGACGAGGATCCGCGAGCAGTTGAGGCGGCCGACGCGTTCAAGCTCGTGCTGGAAGCTGCCTCGATCGACGAAGTCCAGAAGAAGATGCTCTGGGCGACCTTCTACGGCTACCAGGTCGCGGAGGTCATCTGGCTCCCCGGAAGGGATCGGATCGACTTTCGCCTGCGCGTCCGCCACGGCCGCCGCTTTCGTTTCACCAGCGACGGGCAGCTCCGCCTGATCACGCTCGGCAAGCCCCAGGGCGAAGCGGTTCCCGATCGCAAGTTCTGGGTGGCGACGTCGGGGGCGACGGACGACGACGCCTGGTATGGCGAGGGGCTGGCGGACTGGCTCTACTGGCCCGTCACCTTCAAGCGGAACGGCCTGCGCTTCTGGAACAAGTTCCTCGACAAGTTCTCGGTGCCGACCGCCGTCGGCAAATACCGCTCTGGCACGGCCCTGCCGGAGATCGAGAAGCTGTTGGCCGCGCTGCAGGCGGTTGCCAACGACACTGGCATCGCGATTCCTGATAGCGCCGCGATCGAGCTGCTGAACGTCGCGAATGCAGGTCCCGACTTCGAGAAGATGCCGCATTACATGGACGCGGCGATCTCAAAGATCGTGCTCAGCCAGACAATGACGACCGACGACGGCTCCTCGCTCGCCCAGGGCAAGGTTCACGCCGGCGTGAAGATGGAAGTCATCAAGGCCGACGCGGACACGCAGAGCGACAGCTTCAATGCCACCGTCGCGCGCTGGTGGACCGATCTAAACTACGGTCCCGACGTCGCCTGCCCGCGCTTCGTGCGCATTGTCGAAGAAGAGCAGGATCTGAAAGTCCAGGCCGAAACCGACAAGACGCTGAGCGAGCTGGGCTGGCGTCGGAACGAGGACTCGTTCCGCGACACTTATGGCGACGGCTACGACTACACGCCGCCTGCCAAGCTGCCCGATCAACTTGCCGGCGCCGGCAAAAAGGATCGCGCGGCCGAGCCGGTCAACGACAACGCCGATGGCCGCGCGGCCGCGAGCTTCGCAGAGGGGGAAGGCGACATCGTCGATGCGATCGCCGCCCAGCTGGTTGACCAGGGCCTGACGCCGCTTGGCCCGATGATCATGCCGATCGTCGCCGCAATCGAGGCCGCTAACAGCCCCGAGGAGCTGGAATCGAAGCTGATCCAATCGCTCGACCAGTCGCAGGTTGACCAGCTCGTCGAGCAACTCGCCCGCGCCGGCTTCTCGCTCCGGATCGCGGCCGAGGCCGGCGCCGATACGCTCGATGGCTGATATTCGCGCCACCATCGGCCTGGAGCCGAAGGACGCGGTCGAGTTCTTCCGGTCGAAGGGCACTTATCCGGTCAGCCGTCATTGGACCGACCTCTGGCAGGAGGAGCACGCCCGCGCCTTCACCGTCGCGAAGATGATGGAACGCGGACTGCTCGAACAGGTTCGGACCTCTCTGGACCAGGTCATCGCTAACGGCGGCACGTTCGAGCAGTGGAAGGATCAAATCCGGCCCGAGCTGGAGCGCGCCGGCTGGTGGGGTAAGGTCGACAACTCGGACCTGACAGGCGTTGACTGGCCGGTGTTTGTCGGTCCGGCCCGCTTGCGCACGATCTACAACACCAACCTCCGCATGGCGCGCGCCGCAGGCAAGTGGAAGCGCATCCAGGCGCTGAAGAAGGTTGCGCCCTATCTCCGTTACTCGGCCATTTTGGACGGCCGCACGCGGCCGCTGCATCGCGCCTGGCACGGCACGATCCTCCCGGTCGATCATCCCTGGTGGAACACGCATTTCCCGCCCTGCGGGTGGAATTGCCGGTGCACCGTGACGCAGCTGTCAGAGCGAGATCTGCGCTTGCGCGGGTGGACGGTTTCAGAGCCGCCACCCGAAGGCCCGTCGCACGGCTTCGTAAAAGCCGACGGCGAGATCATCTCGGTTCCTGCCGGCATCGATCCCGGCTTCGCCTACAATGTCGGCAAGCGCCACCTTACTGGGCTCGCCCCGCCGCCCAGCACTGGCCCGATCGCGGAGCCTCACATCAAGGTCGACGATCTGCCGCCGCTGCCAACGCCTCGCCAGCTGCCGTCATCGCGCCTTCTGCCGCGATCGACGCCGTCCGAGGACGCGATCGAGGCGTTCATGGCCGAATTCACCGGCCCAACGGATGGCGTGACCGTTCTGGACCACGACGTGACGGGCGAGCCGCTGACCGTCTCGCGCGCCTTCTTCTATCGCGGCGGGATCGAGAGCCCCGAAAAGCTGAAGCTGGATGGCGCGAAGCGGCTGGAAGCCGTCCTGCTCTATGCCGAGACTCTGAAGCAGCCGGACGAAATCTGGTTTGTGTGGGAGCCGACCAAGAACGTTGACGGGACCACGCGCTGGCGCCTGACCAGACGCTACATCGCTCGGTTCGAAATCGACGCGCAAATTTACAACAACCTGGTCGTCGTCGAGATCAACGCCGCCGGCTGGAAGGGCGTCAGCGCGTTTCAGCCTGGTCGCAGCAACTATCTCGCGAAGCCGCAGGTGCGGGGAGGCGTGCTTGCCTATCGCCGCGCATAGCAAAGGGGCCCCGGTTTCCCGAGGCCCCTCACACGGTCTTCGCTGCTCTTGGACCCACCACCGCCAGGGATCGAGCAGCGCGGCGCGTCCGCCGTGCGGTCCGCATCACATACGCCAACGTAACCCGGTTTTCAACGCGATTGCAGGGAGAGTGCAGCCATGGGCAAATTGACAGTGGGCGGCCAGGAGCTGGCCTATCAGGCCGATAACGGCGTGTTTAACGCCGTCGGCGATGGGGCGGCGGTTCGCGTGGTCGGCCGCGCGAACATCGCGATCACGGGCGTATTCACCGGCTCCCTGCGCCTGGCGCGCAGCTTCGATGGAGGCGCTACCTGGGCACCGTGCACGATCGGCGGCCAGGCAGTCGCGTTCACCGGGCCAGCGACCGAGGAGATCGAAGAGATCGAGAGCGGAGTGCTCTATCGCTTCGAATGCACTGCGATCACCGCAGGCGCGGCCAATTGGCGCATTAGCAGGTGACCGTTTTTCGCCTGTCGAGTGACACTGCTGACCGCCGTGAGATCCTGCGCCGGCTGGTAGCAGGCGGTGCACCGCCGCCGGGCCCCACATTGTCCGAAATCATCAGTGTCGAGATCCTGGGCGACGTGCGGGTGCCTGATCCTGCCGGCGATGGGCAGCAGGGTACGAAGGGCAAAGGTTGGGTCGCGAAGATCACGACGCCGTTCCGCGTCAGCCAGACCTTTCGGCCTCGGGACATCATCTTCGAGGAAGACAGCCCCGGCTTTAACGACGCATCGGGCGTCGAGAAGGTCGCGACCCGGACCTTCCGGGCTGGCGAGCAGATGCGGCTCCAGTTCGTGCAGGGCTCCGTCCCGCCGTCGAACACGTTGCGTCTCGCGAGCCAGGTTGGGCCGAACCTCGAGATTTACGTCAGCCTCGAGCAATGCGCCTATGCTGGTCGGCCAGTTCGCGTGCGCGCGCTCGATGGCTTCTATGGCCCCGGGTCAGTCGGCGGTGCCGTCGCCAACGTCGTCAACAACTCGACCCGCGCGCATCACGAGCCCCAGGTAGGCTGGCTCGACTACGCTGGCCGAGCAGTGGGCGCGACCATGACCGTCGAGGCGCTCGTAAAGAGCGTGTTCGCTCGCAGTGGCCAGCAGGCGGCGGCGGTCGGCTTCTATGCGAAGGACGCCAGCGGCCACACCACGCCGGAAGTTATCGTCGGTGCGCCCGTGCTCTCGGACGTCATCAATGGCCAGGTCGCCGGGACCGCACGCCCGGAGGTTTGGCGCGCTACGATCGACACGTCGGGCCTCAATCCTGGCGATGCCTGCAATCTGTTCCTGAATGTCTATCCCTGGGTCGGCCCCAAATGGAGCATGGAGGCCAATGGCATCCTGTTCCCGAGCCCGCGCGCCGATGCAGCGCTGCGCTTTGTCGCCGACCGGGACGGAACCTATGGCGGCGTCTACGCCTATGTGAACGCACAGACCGGCGTCGATGCGACCGGCGTGGCCAGTCTCAATCCGGCTACCGCTCGCGCCACACCATGCGCCACGATCGACGGCGCGCTTTCGAAGATCAAGGCGTTCAACGCGGCGCCTGGCGCTGGCCGGATCGTGCACAACGACATTGGCGGCGGCTGCGCCCGATTGATGGACAATGCCGGCGCAGCTTACGCGCACGTTATGACCGCAACGGTGTTGCGGACTGGCGGCATCGGCTTCTGCACGATCGAGGCGGATCCGCTCAATGCGGCCGCCGCCAGCATCAGTCAGCCAACCGCCAACATCGACATCGCGTCGGGCATTCGGTTCCGGGTGCCGGTGGACTTTGGCGCCGCAGGCATCTGGGGCAACTCGAACGCCAACTCCTTCGTCATCTACGACGGGTTCCCCGTCACGCCATCCGGGACCTATCCGAACTACAAGATCAACGCCGCGTACATGCTGAACGTGCCGATCCAGGGCACGGCGGCCAACAAGGCGATCTCGCAGAGCTTCAACAACAACGCGCACCTGGCTCTCGTGGCCGGCTGCTCTGGCGTTGGCACCGGTACCTGCGCCGCGGCCGTCATGACCGCCAACTTCTTCACCGGCATCAACTGGAGCCTGAATATCCTCGGCTCGAACCCGGACATCGTTCAGGGCGCGATCTGCTACAACAACCGGTTCATGAAGCTCGGCACGACGGGCGGCTGCTACGCCTCGCGCACAGGCGGCCCGCGCGGCGTAGCGCTGGTCCAGAACGTGTTCGAGCCTGTGTTCATCGGCTCGTGCCTCCGGATCGGCGGCGATAGTGAGCTCAATGAGTTCGAGAACTTCAACTGCCAGCTGAATACCATTCCCGGCCCGACGGCGACGGGCGGCGATGGCGGCGCACGGTTCAACGTGGCGTACAACGATGTCGCCGCGGCCGCTCGTCTCAACAAGGAGGCGATCCTCCTGTTCAACAACTTCAACAACACGAACACCAAGACCGACACGTTCGACGGCACGATCGTCGACCCGACGGGACGCACTGGCGGCTACTTCACGGCCTACCGCTGCATGTCGAAAGGGAACGTCATCCTTAAGTCGAACAAAGGTGGCGACGTGTCCTTTGATCCGGACGGGGGTGTGGCGGGACCTTCCGGCGGCGCGTGGCTCGGCATGCACGGTGGCGTCGGCGACAAGACCAACGTCAGCATGGCGTTCGTCGACAATAAGTCCGCGAACGCGACCGGCGGACCAGGCCTCGGAGACTACCACCTCGCCAACGGCGCCGCGAACCCCGCCGTGGGGATGGTCCCGGCGGGCGAGGCGGTGCTCGGCAAAGACCTTGGCGGAGCGCCCAGGAAAAACAACGGGGACGGCGCCGCGGGTGCCTACGAGAGGACTGACATATGATCCGCACTCAGGCAGAGTTGAGCGCGGCGCTGAAGGCCGGCGCCAGCGAGCTCGAGCTCGACATGATCGAGAAGGCGAGCTTGTCGAACGTCGCACGACCGCTGACCCTGCACGGCCGCATCGCGCCGGCAGCGGTGCCGGATTACTTCACGCCGCTGGTCACCCTCTCTGACTGCGCACAGCTGACGATCGCGCTGACGATCGTCGGCCAGCCCGGCGCCACTGGCGGGTTCAACGGGCGTGGCGTGACGCTTCGCAACTGCCGCGACATCGCGGTCAAGGGCGCTGACATCGGATCGGTCAACCAGGGGCTGATCGGCATCAACTGCGAAGGGGTCGCAATCGAGGGTTGCGATTTTCACGATGTCCAGGTCGACGCGATCATCTTCCAGCAGATGCGCGCGCTGAGTATCGTCGAGAATTGGTTCCGCAGCTTCGCGCCGAAGACGGGCGACCATGCTGACTGCATCCAGGCGCACTCGAACAATGGCGCCACCGAAGACTGCGACGGCCTCACGATCGCGCGCAACCTGATCGACCTTAAGCCGGAGCAGGGGGTGCAGGGCATCTTCCTCTCCGACGCCAAGTTCGGCGGGCATCGCAATGTCGCGATCGACGACAACCGCCTTCTCGACACGATCTGGAACGCGATCTGGGCCAAAGGCTGCGCTGCGCCGGCGCTGCGCCGCAACCTGGTCCGGGCGTCGATCGCCAGCCCGTATCTGCCGCGCATCGCCACGCCGGCGGGCGCCGTGATGGAAGCCAACCAGTCGACCGACTATGTCGTGGCCGAGGGACCGCCGATCGGCAACTTCAAGCTGCCTCGCTGCGCCGACGCCGCGATCGCGGCCGAGCGCGAGACGTGGCTGGCGGAGTTTCGCGCGGCGCCGGCCCCGAGGCCAACGCCGGCTCCTGCACCGACGCCAGCACCGGCTCCGGCACCCGCTCCAGCTCCGACGCCGACGCCGAGCGACGTGATGCTGGCGAAGCTGGAAAAGGCCAAGCTGGAGATCGACACGACGCGCAAGGCGGCCGATCGCGCCACCACAGCGATCAACGCGGCCATTCTAGAGCGCCAGCGTCAGCTAGCCGGTTGCGTTCATTGA